ACATATAATCGAGATGCGTGAGCATAGTCTTTCATGCCCGGAAGACCATTTGAGAAACCTGCTAAAAAATTATTAATACTTGGCATATATCATATTTATGGCCATAAAAAAAGCGCCGTTATGGCGCTTCTTTTACTTTTAAATGTTATCGAAATTAGATACCGCCGCCTGTGGACAGTGTGCCTATTGTTCTTGTAACAGCACTTCCAATACCTGTACCTTGTGGTGTCTGTACAGCATTGTCGTATCTTATCTGTAAAGTAATTGATGCTGGACCTGATTCAGCATAGTTAAGTGTGTTGTAGTTAACTGATTCAACATATGAACCATACAGTTCCCAAGTTTCTAATACGCCTGGTGTTGTTGCTCCGTTACCACCATCTAGCATTTCAATTCTTGTTGTAAATTTGTAATCAATACCTGAAGAGGCACTGGCTTGTTCATAGAAGTCAAACTGTTTCTGAATTTGCTCACCTACCAACTTAGAAACGGAGTTGCTAACATCATCTCTAATGTTGATTGTAATTGGTTCCCAAGTGTGCTTACCAGCAATATATACTCTTGAATTGTAAACATCTAGTGTTGTGTTCTCAAAAGTTAAGTTTGGTCTAGTAACGTCCATAACCTGTTTAGTAAGTTCAGATCTTGGTGTAGAAACACCAAAGTTTTCAAGAATTACTCTAAACCTATATGTAAGTTTTGGCATCAATAAACCTTGTGATGCTGAACTTTGATCGTTTGCTAATGGTACTGTAAATTTTGAAAGTGTTGAAATTGCCATATTGCTCCTTTACTTACCGAGGATTAGTTACCTAGGTTCGCTATCTCCCCTGTGTTTTTGATTCTTAAAGGTATGTAAATGAATTCAACCGATTTAACTGGTTCAATTGCAATATCCACATACAGTTCATTTCTATCAATTCTAGTTGCTGTGTTGTTCGTCTCATCACACACTACTAAGAAATCATATAATGCTCTTTGTCCTACTAGACCTAATAAGAAAGATTCAATTGCTCCTCGGATCTCATTTCTAGTCAAAGTATCATTCGGTTCAAAAATAAATGGTTTAGCAATAGCATCTAATTGTGATCTTAGATACACTGTTAATCTTGAAACGTTGATTCTGTCTAGTGCTGATGATGTGCTGGTTTTGGTTAAGTTACCAAAGTTCACAATACCTGCTCCTGAGAAGAAAGTGATTGGGTTAATTTTTGCTGTGTGCATTGCATCTCTTGTGCCTTCTGTTAAAGAGATAGTTTGGAATTCACCTGTTGATGCTTGTACATATCCTACTGCTGTCGCATTGTCCACAATACCTCTTCTTGTGCCTGCTGGTGCAAACCAAGGGTAGCCAATATTGTCGTTGTTAGCCAGTACTCTCAACATCATGTGTGATGCCGGTACTACCACATTGTTACCTGCGTTGTCTGTAGTTTTACCCGATGGATAAAACACGCCAAGATAATCTGAACTTGTTACAATGCCGCTTTCGCCATTTTCTGATGCGCCTGCTGTATTGTTTGCCCAGTTTGTAATTTCAGTAGAAGTGCTCGCTAGTCTAAATGGAGTGTCTCCTACAACAAATGCTGTGCTGTTTCTGTCAGTGTTTAGGTTAACCATTTCTGAGATAACTTCTGGATATCCAGGAGCGGCAATTACGTTAAAGCCTCTTTGGTCTTCTCTGATTGCTTGGTTGGTGTTAATCTCTGATTTAAGCTGTGCTGTGATTACTTTTCTCACTGCTTTTCTTCCAAAAGTGCCTGAACCATCTGCGTTGTTAGCATTTTTAGTCACCCATCTGTCTGGGAAGTAAGAAGCAACTGATTCGTTATTGTATCGAACGTTTCCTTTGCCTGTGCTTCCTGAACCTGGATAAGCAGTTGTTGTAATGTATGCATTTCTGTATTCTTTTACATTGTATCCTGATCTTCTTGTGTTGAATAACAAGATTGATTGAGGATAAAGTGCTGGATTTGGAGCATCTGGGTCAACAAAATCATCACTTAATAAAGCAACAATTGAACTGTCAGTTGGAGCTCCGCCTGTTGAAGATGAATCTGCTTTCGCCGCCGCTGTTGTAGATCTAGCATCAGCAAACACAATACCATTTTCTGTGGTTTGGTCTGTGTTGTCAACCAACACAAAGTCAGCACCGTCAGTTAATGCAGTATCATATTTGTAAATTTTTGGAAAGTTTTCTAAATCACTTGTGTCAATCCATAAGTCGTTTGCAACAAGAGCCGTACCATCTGATTGTGTAGTAGGTTTAGTTGCTGAGAATTGAGGACCATTTGGATCTGTATTTGTATAAACAGTTAAATAACCAGCAAATTTATTTCCATCATGTACCATAATATCTGCTTCTAAAGTTGTGTCGTACCATAATGTACCATTTGCTGGCTCTGCTGTTGGAGCAGATACAGATGCAGTGTATGATAATCGTTTCCAGTTAGAAGCAACAACTGTTGCTGGTTGAGTTGAATCTTCTGTGTATCCTGCAGGAGCATCGTACAAGTTGTCCACTAGTGTTGCAGAGTTTGCCGTGTATGTTCCGTATGCATGACCGTTTGCAGTTCCAAAGCCTGCATCATCAAGAGCAGTTCCTGTAACTTGCCACATTCTAAATTCTCCGCCTAGTGCGTGTGTCATTTGTATTGCACCTGTGGAAAGTTTAGTTGCACTCACGTTTGTTAATCCTGCCGTAGATACTGCCGTAACAAATGCATCTGCATCTGTGCCTGCTAGTGTAACTGTAACAGCTGAGCTCAATGCTCCAGAAGCTTTAACAGTTTCTTGGATTTTGAATGTGTGGCCTGAGGTAACAGTTGGTGAAGTAGTATTAGATGTAATAATAGTTTTTCCGCCTTCATATCTAAAGAGTTGGAAATCGCCTAGTCTATTAGTAACATCAAAAGCACCTAAATCAGATTGTTCAGTTATATTGTATTGAGTATAAAGATCACCAGCTGATAAACCAGTTCCTCCGCTTACCGGATCTAGACCATAAATTGCCGCTTGGTTAGTTGAATATAATGGAGCATTAATTTTAGACCATACACCGTTGTCATAAAGTTTTGCTGAGATATTAGCACCTGAGTTTGGATTTGTTGTTTTAAACCAAACTGATCCTGTTGCCGCATTGTTTTCAGCAGTTTTCCATAAAGGTCTGTTTGTATGACCAGCCTGG